TATTCTTTTCTCAGGTGCTCTCATAATACGATGTATCATCATCGCATCTTCCATCAATGTAATTTGTTTCCACAATCTTCTTGCGTTTTCAATCATTGATTTACCATAAGGTAAATAGTTTGTATCAGAGTACAAACGGAAGTGAGCCATCTCATAGTTATCATATTCCCTTTTACCTAAGTAATCAGGATCTACAGTAAATTTAATACCCGTTTCATGTCTATTAATTCTAGATGGGTCATGTGGGTTTTCAGTTCTTTGTGTGTGATATACTGATTGAGGAAATACATTGACAACACCTTCTCCTTCAACAATCTCCAATACTAAAAATTGGTCTCCATATTTTGCTAAGTTTCTAATCCACGGCCAAAGGTTAAATTCTATGTTCATTATATCATAGAAAAGGTTATGTAAAACCTCTTTGACATTTTGGTTAGAAGTTTTAATTGTTAATACATCTCCAAATTCGTTTTTAGTTGTAGATTCATCAGCGTAAATATCTAATGCGGATGCAATAATTGGGTCTTGATCCATTGCATCATAATCCAAAAATAACTCTCTTCTGATTGTCTGATAAGAGAGTTGTGTTTGTAAAGCATTATACTGATATCCAGTTTGTAATTTATAAAATCTATCCTTAATAGTTTTTAAATTAGATAACGCTTGGCTACCTTCGGTATCTACAACTTTCGTTTTCCCATCTTCTCTTCTAACAATTACATTAGTAGAGAATAATTTTCTCATTCTTTCGAAAAACGAATTATTATTTTGTTCTGCCATTTTATTTATTTTCTATAATTCTGATAATCAAATTACCTTTTCCTTTAATAACTCTATGAAACTTATGGTTTTTTATTTCAATTTGTTTACCTTCTATTAAATCAATTGGTAACTCATCATCTAATTGAATTTTCCAATCCTTTCCACCTAAAACCAAAATTTTCCTATCCCACTCATCCTGATGCCACAATAATTCCCTCTCATCAACATCTCCTTTAAATAACCTATATCTCTTAGTATCGTTTATATAAACATCCAAATATTTTTCATCCATACCGAATTTATGAATAATTATTCAATTTTCCAACTATTTTTACCAATATCTATAAGCAGGTTCGGATAATCCTAATTGCTTTGCGTACTTAGGAAGATTACATGCCCACCATCTGGCAGATGTTTTATCTTTTTCAGTATCACAATTGTGTCTAGATGCAAAAGCCTTACTCGCTTCTAAGTTATTAATTTTAACTTTTAAACCAGTTGTGTCTCCCCATGTTACCTTTTTAACACTATCTCCATCTTTTACATAAACATAGAATTTTTTAGGCCCACCTTTCTTAGGTTTATTCAATTCAACCTCTTCTCCATTATGCTCAGCTTCTAAAATAGGAAAATCTAACCAAACTTCTTTACCTTCAAAAATTCCTTTTTCACCCAAATCAGTTTCAGTTACAAACCACTTATCTTGAGCATTTTCCAAAACTAATTTATTTTCTTTATAAAGCTCTCTTGCACTCTTAAACATTTCAAAATATTTAGAGGATCCATATCTATAAATTGATTCGTGAATAGGTGTTCCCACAGTCTGATGGTATATTAACCCTTCATTTATTGTTTCAATATTTTCTACTAAGATTTTCATACATATAAATATTAGAGTAACCACCTTATATCTTCATTTCCATCACCAATATTCATTTCATACGGATTAGCTCTCATTCTTTCATTTGCTGAACCCATAGAAAATCCTGTTGTAGAAATGGAATTTATTGCAACCTTTGCCAAATCCATTCTTTCTTGTCTTAATCTTAAAGCGGTATCCCTAACCCATAATCCAATTGAGAATGCCATAACCAAGTCATCATTATAACCTCTCATAGCCTCAGCCCTATTTGTGTACCAGATAAAAGTAAATAACTCATCAATTAATCTCAACGATTGAACTATTACTTCTTTATTGCGAAAATACTCATCTAACTTAGATATAATCAGAGGACGTGTTTTAGCGGATGTTGTGAATCCAGCTACTTGTCTTCTTTCTTCAGCATTAAATTTATTAGTATATTGTTTTTCAATATCAATATATTTGTAATCTTGAGTTTGATAATAAAGATTTTGATAATTTCTATCAATTACTTGTTGAATTACCGCCCAACCAATGTTAGCATTTTCTATTACTAAAAGTGCATTATTCCACTCAGTTCCAACTGCCACCAAAAAATTACCATAATCTTTGGTTTCCATTTTACCTCTATACTCCGCTACTTGCACATTATTTACTACATCAAAAACATGAAATGCAGAATAATCCGAACCATCTCCTCTCGCCACGTCCGCTACAACCATATATGATTTTTGGTAATCAGGATATTCCCATTTCCAATAATTTCCATCATATCCCGATTTCTCTATTGGGTCTTTAACAAAGGTTTCTTTATACCACATTAATAATTCAGGTGCAATAACAGTATCACCAGAAGATATAAAGTCACAATCACACTCTTGTGATGCCAACTTTTCTCCCAATACTTTTGTTTGTTCATCTCTCCATCTTTGATCTCTTTCTGGATGAACAGTCCAATGAAGATATATTGGGTTGAATTCATTTGTTTGCTCTTCTGCTCCTACCCATTGTTGGTGAAACCAGTTACCCACTCCATTAGGAGTAGAAAGTGCTATACAACTACCACCTGTTGATAGGGCAGGAGTTGCAGATGCCCAAATTTCATTAATATCAGGTACGAATGCCGCCTCATCTATTACCAAAAGTGATAGGGCTTCAGAACGACCTGCATCGGGTGAAGATGCGATTGCTTTTACTTGAGAACCATTTTTTAATTTAAGGGAAAGTTTATTATCTTCAACCGAACTATTACCACCATCTCTCAACCAAACAGGAAGTAAATCATGCATTACCCTCACTTTTTCTACAAGGTTCTTTGCTACTGTCACTTTTGTTGCGATAACCAATGCATTGAAGTCTTGGTTAAATAACATTTTCCAAAGTATAAAACCGGCTGAAAGTGTTGATAATCCAAGCTGTCTACTTTTAAGAATAATATTAAAACGATTATCTTTGAAGTCGGTTAAACATCCTTCCTGAAAAGGATAAAGGTGAAAGGGAATTTTTCCTCTCACCGGATGCTGAATTACACAATATTTTTTCATAAAGTAAATGGGGTCTTGTCCACATTTACGATATTCTTCAGCGATTATTTCTTTAAGTGTTTTCTTTGGTTGTCCTTGAACTCCCATTACTTTTTCAATTTAATCTTCCAATACATACCGGCATTGATATATGGTGATAAATCGTTTTGTAAATTCAAAACACCTATATTTGCTTTATATAATTTATCTGATTTTGTTTTGTATAGAACCCCTGTTCCAACTCCTCTAAAAATTTCTGCCTTATCAAAAGTACCTTCAAATCCAAAATATAATTGCCTTTTTGCAGGTTCTTTTAAATATATTGTTTCGGTAATTAATCTTTCTTTTACATTTGCTTTAAATGTTCTATGTGCTATTTTATTTTGACTTATAGTATCTTGTATAAAAACAAATCCTAAACTATCATCCAATTTTAATGTATCTTTGTACACATTTTTAGCAAAATAATTTTTTATAATTGAAAGTGTATCAATTGACATTGGAATTTGTACATAAATCGTTGTATCGTGGTAAATATCTTTTCCAGGTCTATCTATGAATATTTTTTTAATTATTTCTAATGTATCAATCTCATGTTTAATAACTTGATATGGTTTTCCCCCAACTCTAACAATTCTTGTTTTCTCATTTTTACCTGCACATCCATTGTATCTACTGAATACCAGTATTGCCAACAATATTAGAATTATTATATTTCTTACATTTAGTAAAGATTTCATAATTATTTATTTTTTAATTAGTTCTGGTCGTTTTAGTTCTATAAATTTTTCTTCAAGTAATCTTTTTCTTTCTAATAAAAGTTCTATTGCTTCATATGAATTATCAATATCACTTTTCAAGTCTTTTCGTACTTGTTCAATATCCACTTGCCAATCCCAATTTTCAAGTCTGCCATCTTCAGTTACGGTTTGAAAATTAGTTTTAAGTGATTTTAAACTATCTTCGCATTTTTGTTTAAAATCTCTTATAAATCCCAATTTATTTAATGTTATTTTATAATCTTCATAAAAATTAAAAACACCATCTGCTTTTAATTTTGTTTCAAATTTGGCCAAACAAGTTATACAATATCCAGTTTTAACTATTAACTTTTTATCGGCTTTACTATATTGCTTTGTTTCACAAGTTTCAGAATGACAAGTACTCATTTTTTGTAAAAACTGTCTAACATCATCCATTTGGCTTACTGATACTTTAAACCCATCCTTTTGTTCCCACTCTTTACCTTCGGAATCGGTCCATCTTTCACCTACTTCTCTTTTTGTAACATCTTCTGCTTTTTCATAACCAAAAACCCTTTGAGTATTGTCTTCTCTTCCAAATACCGTATCTATGATTAATTTACGGGATTTATGCATTCCTTTTGATTTATCATCAAAACTTTTTCTTTTTGCCATACTAATTTTTTTTTGTAACTAATTGTTTCCTAATATATATCAAAATTATTCGTAAAAAATACCAAGCAATTGATTGAGGGGTGCGAATGTGCCAGTTAGTTTATATGTTTTTCCATTATAAAAAAACACCAAACCTTCCGATGCAACTATTCTATTTATTCCACCCAACGAATTTAATCTTGCAAGTTCACTTTTGAATTTTGCTATTTTTGATGTATCTGTTGATGTTTTTATTTGCGATGCAACTTGTTTCAACTTATCTTTCATCGCTCTTATTGCTTTATTTGGATGAACAGTCAAAACACTACTAACAAACTCTAAAACATCTGCACCCACTCCCAAAAATATCTCTTCAAATGGTCGCATGTTATCCTTCTGTTGCTTTGGAACATTGACCTTATCATTATCCATTGCCCACTTTTGTATTTCTGGATTTGATATCGTATTCAATCTGAATGATTTATCTCCGAATGCCCATCTTCTTACTAATGCTTCTTTTGTTAATTTATCAACTTTTGCAGGCGATTTTGTATCTATAAAATTTTCCCACCAATGTTGATGATATACCGCCATAGTATCACTATCACCACATCCAAATTGATTTTGTAATTTAGAAAGTTTAGATACATATTTTCCTTTCTTTGAACTTAAATTTTCATTTTTTGGAATTTCCGTTACAGGAGGACCTTGTATAGTATACTTTGATTGTACATCTGCGTTTACTTGCTTAATCATTCCTGC